TGGTACAAGCCCTAACGCAGCACTGACTTACCTCAATGCTGGTGTTCTGCTTGATGACAATGCTTGCCCTCGGGACGATATGCGTTATGCATGTCTTAATCCTGCAGCACAGGCATCCACAGTTAATGCTCTTACCGGTCTTTTTCAGAAATCTGACTCAATCGGTCAGCAGTATGAAAAAGGTGAGATGGGTACAGCTCTTGGATTTGTTTTCAAGATGGACCAGAATGTCAACTCACTCACAACAGGTACTGGTTGTGACGCAGCTGGCCTTAAGGTTAATGGAGCTTCTCAAAGTGGTGCATCGCTTCTTATTGATGCAACTACAGCCGACACATTTGCCGCAGGTGAAGTTTTCACAATTGCAGATGTTTATGCTGTCAACCCCGAGTCTTTCCAGAGCACAGGTGAGTTGCAACAGTTTGTTATCACAGCTGACGCAACAGCAGCAGATTCTAAGGTCACTCTTAGTATCAGTCCTTCGATTTATGCTACAACCAGTTCGTCTGGGAAACAGACCGTAACGGCTCTTCCTGCTGATGATGCAGCTATCACTATGTACGATACAACTGCTTCTACGGCGCGACCGCAGAACATCGCTTACCACAAAGATGCGTTTACTCTGGTCACAACTGACCTTATGCTTCCAAGTGGTGTTGATTTTGCTGCACGTAAAGTATACGATGGAATTTCTCTTCGTGTAATTCGTGACTACTCAATCAACAGTGATGAAATGCCGTGTCGTTTGGATGTTCTTTCTGGTTGGAAAGAACTTTACCCACAGCATGCAGTTAAGATCTGGGGATAAGTAGAAGAGTGAGGGGATAAAACCTCTCACTCTCAAATTTGACTATACAATTATTATACTTATATAACTTTAGAAAAGGAACATATCATGGCCGTACACCAAGTTTCAGACAACGGACCCGACGGAGCAGTTCTCGGGAATACCGCAGCTGACAAGGTAGCTCTTTTTGGAGCAACCCCTGTCGTACAACAGTCTGCCGCTTCAGCACTTGCGGGTGACAGTGATAGTACAGCAGTTGCGACAGCAGTCAATGCAATTAACACAGCTCTAACTAACATTGGAATAGTAGCATAAGTTTGTCTTTCTTTCCTCTGATATGTGTGGGACTGTAAAAGGTCCCATGCATATTATTACCTTCCGGGCCCGGTCCCGAGCGATTCAACCAAGGAGTAAAAATGTACGGATTTCCTAAGCACATTTATCATGAGTCTTTTGATGGCGGTCGCAAGATAGCTAATAGTTTTTTGGAAGAGGAGCAGATTAAAAATGAAATTAATTCTTTTGACAATCCGAGAATTATCGAAATACCTCCTATTAAAGAGCGGGTATTACCTAAGGCTCCTGCTAAAAAAGCTAAGCCCAAAGCAAAAGGAAAGGCTAAGCCCAAAGCAAAAGGAAAAGTAAAGACACAAAATTTATTATTTACAATTTGAGGATGATAACATATGGCCACGACAGCTAACAGTATAATTAAGAGATCACTGAGATTACTTGGTGTATTGTCTTCCGGGGCTGAAGCATCAGCTGATGAGTCCAAAGATGCATTAGAGGTCCTTAATGACATGTTGGATCAGTGGTCCAACCAAAAATTACTGATCTATGAGATCGTTAACAATCTTTTCGATATCACATCAGGTACATCCTCATACACCATAGGACCTGAGAGTTCTGGAGCCACATGGGAATCATCTGAGATAACAAGACCTTTGATGATGCAGAAATACTCGGCATTTTGTCGTGATACCCGGTCCGAGCATGCTACTGATTACCCAATGGATTATTACCCCAATTCTCGATTCCAATCCATCTTGCAGAAGAATACTACCAGTACCTTTCCGGAGGCCTGGACAATTGATGGGGCTTATCCGGTCGCAACAATAAGATTATGGCCAGTGCCTGAGATGACCGGTCTGCAGTTTGGTCTTTCAGAGTGGGCCCAGCTCAAGAAGTTTTGTGCCTTAACAACGTATGCAGAATTCCCTCCTGGGTATGTTTCTGCCATGGCTTATAATTTGGCATTAGAGCTTGCTCCCGAATATGGGGTCTCGCCCAACGCTATTATAGTAGATAAGTCTCGGGAGACAAAATACCTGCTTAAGAGGACCAATCATAAAACGACATTAATGGCAGTGGATACTCCTATGCTCAACAGGAGAGTGTATAACGTATATGCCGATGGGGAGTACTAATGGCCAAAATGGATGTCATAGGTGGAGCTTATAAGGGTAGATTTCTGGGTCTCGATGGACAGGAATGTATCAATCTATATACAGAGATGTCACCATCTGCAGGGGCCAAAAATGTCGCCTCACTAATAGGTACGCCAGGTCTTAAGATTTTGAAGGACCTGGAACTATCTGCCCCGTGCAGAGGATTATTTACCACTGCAAGAGACAGGCTCTTAATAGTTGTGGGTAATAGACTCCTTGAGTTAACATCTCGATTAGAGGTAGTTACTCTCGGTACATTAAGTTCCTCCAACGGTACAATGTCTTTTGCTGAAATTGATAAGCAACCAGATCCGGACAGTGCAGCTGTATCGCAGGTCATGATGGTTGATGGTGAGAGCGGTCATATATTTAATACTTCGACAAATACACTTACTACTATTACTGGTGATTACAAGACCGGTACCTCTGTCATATCCCAGAACGGTTTCTTCCTACAAAATATTAATGATTCCAATAAATTTATATATTCCAATTACTTAGATGGTCTGACCTGGTCAGCATCCCTTAACTACATTGCTGCAGAGTCATCACCTGACCCAATAGAAAGTCTTGCATTACTCAATAATCAGGTCTGGCTGATGAATACGAAGAGCATAGAAATATGGGACTTTACCGGTGATCCTAATCTACTGTGGAGAAGATCTGGTGTAGGTTACATTAATACTGGGGTAGTTAGTACACATGCATCATCGATGATTAACGGTACGATAGCTTGGCTTGGGACCGATCAGGGTAAGGATATTGTGTGGATGTCAGGTGGATCTTATAATCCTACAAGGATATCTACTCACGCTATCGAACACATATTGGGGACTATAGATACTAAGGACTGTATCTCTTTTGCTTATCAGCAGGAGGGTCATCAGTTTTTCGTATTCAATTTTCTTTCTGGTAACCGTACATTGGTGTATGATGTATCGACAGCAATGTGGCATGAGCGTGGTTCTTATAATCCCGGTACTGGTCTCAATGACCGTCATATAGCTCTGTATACAACTGTTTGGGGTTCAAAGATTGTTGTATGTGGTAACATTGGGTCACAGGTGTTTGAGTGGTCTCTTGACCAGTACACGGATAATGGGCGCTTAATTAAGAGGGTCAGGACCTGTCCTCATATACATGCAGACCGAAAACGTATAAGTTTTCACGAAATCGAGCTGGATGTGGCCAAAGGTTATGGGTTGACAGGATCATCTGCTTATGGTACAAATCCAGAGGTAGTACTGACAATATCAAATGATGGAGGTTATAACTACTTGCCACATGAGATTAAGGTCTCGGCTGGTAAGGTAGGTGCCAGGTTGGAAAAGATTAGTTTTCATCGTCTTGGTATGTCCAGGGACAGGGTTCATAGATTTACTTTTACGGCCCCGGTCCGGTGGTGTGTTATCGATGGGTCAATGAACGTAACAGTACAGGGGTCATAATGCCATCATCGGCTATTACCGGTCTGACCGGGATACAATCAGAGGTTTCAGGACCTCCACCTATTAGGACCCCGATATACCCATCGGTCCGAGAGCCAATGAATTGGCAGTGGGCTAAGTGGCTTAATACTCTTGATACAACAGGTGGTGGTAGTAGTGGAACAGGGACAGGAGATCAAGGTACAACAGGAATCAGAGGAATTAACGGAGCAGATGGAGCTCAGGGCCTTCCTGGAGATGATGGGTCAGACGGAGCCGAGGGATCAACAGGAATTTTAGGTATTCAGGGCGTGACCGGAGTTGTGGGTCTGACCGGTGAGACCGGGATTAGAGGGATTGAAGCTGTTGCAGGTATGATACCCAATGCTTATGCTAACATATCTGACTGGACCAATGAAACCAACGTGTATGCGGATGTTACTGGGGTTGATATATATCTTCCGGAATCTGTTAATACATTTATTAATGCATCCAGCGATATGAGGGATATCAACAGTCAGGGTAGTTATTATGCAATCAATGTGGATGGTACCAATATACTCGAGTATTATTTTGATTTCGAGACCGAAGATATTGGTTCAATATCAATAACAGAGCCATTGGATGCTGGAAATCATACAATAAAAATACAAGCGAGACGGAAGGTATCTACCGGGCTAAATGCCTATTTATGGATACGAGAATTAAATTTATCGGTCTTTGCTCTTCAGGGGTCAGTAGGAGCCACTGGTCTTATAGGCTCTACCGGAGTGGGTAGTTCTGATCTACTTGACACCACAGGGTTTCCAACGCCTAACCAGCCAATATTAATGTGGGATCAGACCGATGAGGCCCTATATGTTGCATCTGAGGTATCTGCGGTCCCAGAATGGGTACAGATAGGTTCATCTGGAAAAATTGGTGCTACAGGTATTATAGGTCTTCAGGGAATCCAAGGTCTGACCGGACTCTATGTTCAGGGAGATACAGGTCTACAAGGCATACAAGGCCTGACCGGATTGTACATCCAGGGAGATACTGGAATCCAAGGCCTGCAGGGACTAACTGGCCTTTATGTTCAGGGTGATACAGGCATACAAGGCCTGCAGGGACTAACTGGTCTTTATGTTCAGGGAGATACTGGAATCCAAGGTATTCAAGGTCTGACCGGATTATATGTTCAGGGAGATACTGGGATAGTAGGTCCCCAAGGCCTGACCGGAATTGGTGGAGGTAGCAGCACAGAACCTTACCAACCAAGAGTGGTACGTAATGATGCTGCTAACATAGTGCCAGATATTAGTACTACCGATATATTAATCACTAAAGTAACCAGTGATTGTACAATGTCGAGCTGGACTGGTGGTACACCATTTGATGGCCAACTATTACAAAATAGGTTTATGAACTACGACACAACTTTCAATCGCACTGTAAGATGCGCACCAGGCAATTATATATTAGGTGAAGCATTTAGTAAAGCAGAGCTTACTGCCTACAAAGACAATGGCTCAGTGTATTACTGGGAGTATATGGGTGATTCATCCCAGTTTAATTATTTATATTTCCAGTCTTTTACATTACCACCGGAAACTTAAGGAGATAAATTATGATTTTTCCACCAAGAGTGACACGCATAAATACGGCTACAACATTGATACCGGATCACAGTACTACTGATATATTATGTGTTGATGCCTTAGATAATGATATGTTTATAGAGGAACCGGTAGGGTCACCATCGGATTTTCAAGAATTAATAATCAGAATTAACAACAAAGATGAAAAAAACGTTATTACATGGAGTGATAAATATAGCGGTCAAGGCATGCCTAAGAGATTAAGTTGTAACATACCGATTTTTTATTCCTTCATGTTTGATGCTGTGACCGGCAAATATGTTAGACAATGGTTACAAACTATAGTATAATTGAAGTAATTGATATTACTTAAGGAGATAGATTATGGCTTTTCCACTAAGTCCTACTGATGGACAGACTTACACAACGGCTCTGGGTACACAGTATACCTATGTTTTAGCTGATACCGCATGGAAAATATCGGGTGGTCTTGGTAGTACTGGTAATGTTACAGGTACTGGTACAGCAACATATCTACCGATGTGGAGTGATACATCTGCTCTAAGTGACTCTCCAGTCTATGCATCAGGTAATACTGTTGTTATGGGTGGGACTGATTCGTCAGGTATAATCACCCTCTACTCTACGAGCTCGGACACTACGACCCAATCTCTTGCAACCAATGTAGGTTGTGAGACGGCTGATCCTGGTACTTTTACCAGGTCACACTTACCAGTTTACACCCGCAAAGATATGGGAACTCTGACCGATGATGGGGTGCTGGTAATAGCCCCTGTTGGTGGAGTACCTATGGTAGCTAATGGGTATGTGTGGGCATCTACTGGGCTCAGTGCAGCTGTACATACGATGAACTTTAGCGTAGACTTTTTAGGCGTATCAATCTTTAACGGTGTAGGCAGTGTGGCCAACGTTGATACAGATGATAATCTATGCGTTTATTATGAGTACTCACCAGATTCTGGAGAATTTGAACTATCGATAAAGAATCGTCTGGGTGCTACGGTTAATATTGGCTACACAATCGATTACTTTATCAATGAGTTAGTATAAAGGGGATGAATAATGATACAGAATATTAATCCAGATGGTTTTCAGGTCCGGACTCTTGTAGGTACCGACTATACCAATGTTGCAACAATTAATGGCACAGGTCTCGGTCTTGGCGTGTCTCCTACCACTAATATATCGGTACAGGACGGTACAAACATGTCGGTCCTTTTCGACCGGACCGGTACTATCCCTGAAGATGAAACACTCATAGGTGACATAACATACCGTGCAGAGGCATACCCAAGTGGTACTTTTGATTATGCTAAAATATCTGCAGAGATGAGAGAGACAGAGGGTAGCGGTGGTATAAAACTCCAGGTAGCAGCGAGAGGTACTAATGGTGCTTTAACTAATGGTATCCATATTTCGTCAAATGAGCTTGCATCTTACTCCCAGCCTTTAATAGGTATTGGTGATACACCGGATACTCCGTACGGAATCCTTGATGTAAGATCACATCCTGGGGATACAGAGAGCTGGCAACTTGCTACCAATTTAGGTCCTGAGTACTTTGCAACTGACCCTGGTTTAGCAGTGGTCAATCAGGCGGACTGGACCAGAGGTGCTTCTGTTTTTACGAGGGAAGATTCAGGTACTATAGGTGATGGTGCAGATATGACCGTTCTCGGTGAGTCTGGTGGGAGTTATTTTTGCGGAACTGGTTATGTTTGGTGCTCAACGGAATACTCAGCGACTGTTAACTCTATGAACTTTAATTTTGATAAGGACGGTGTTGCGGTCATAGCTCAGCAGGGTGATATGAGTAATTCGGACTTTGCTGCTAAGATGTGTGTTATATCCGAGTACAGTAGTGGAGTGATGCTGCATATAAAGAACAATCTCAGTCAGAATGCCAAAATGGGTTACACAGTTAAATATTGGGAAGTTACCTAATGATAGTATATCAATATGATGACGGCAAGCATGGAGCCTATTCAACCTGTACGAAGCAGGTGAAGGGGAGCTTGCCATCATCTATAGATTATATGCTTTTAACAAGCACATCAATTGCACCTAATTGTGAGGATTGATTACAGGGCTACATCTAATCTATTGAGGTGTAAGCTTGCCTCGGAGTATGATGACATGGTATGGCTTGATTCTGATATCATATTGGATAAATGGTTCGACTTCGAGATCAAACCTGGTAAGCCTTATTTTGCTCAGGGTATTTTTGGTCTTCCGGAGAACTGGGCCTTCATTGTTAATGGGTGCACAGACTTCTTTAAAGAGGCCTTAAAGACCTCAAAGGACTGTAATAACATCTGGTGGCTTGCAAAATTTATACAAGCTAATAAGGACTCTGTAGAGTATATTCCAAAGGGATACTTAACACACTTAATGTTATCCAGGGCTATTAAGGCCGGGAAGCATTTCAAAAATTATGGAAATAATAAATATAATGTCTGTATGGGTTCGGACAATAAAATCAAAGTTGAACTAAGGAGTTAATTATGGATCCGTTAACAATAGGGTTAATAGCAGGTGGATCAGCAGGTCTCAAGGGTCTCAGTGGCTTATACAATGCTAATCAGCAGAGAATAGCCCGAAAATATCAAAATACAGCCAATGAGAAAGCTCGCGGTCAGATCACAGATGCTTATGGTAAGGCTCAGGAGTATTTTACTCCATATCAGGAAGCTGGTGCACAAGGTCTTGCCCGTCTAACTGCCATGCAGGCACCAGGTCAGTATCAGAGCCAAGAGATGCAGCCTCAGTACCAGGCCCAGGAGTTTAATTATCAGGAAGATCCTGGTATGGCTTATCGGATGAAGACCGGTCAGGATGCTATACAGGGTGGTGCGGCAGCTCAGGGTGCAGGATTATCAGGAGCGACTCAAAAGGCTCTTGGTAAGTTTGGGCAGGAACTTGGGTCACAGGAGTATGGTAATGCCTATGATCGTTACATGAGAGGCCGTCAGCAGGGTTATCAGGAACATCTTGGCGGTGTAGATCAGTACAATAGGAATAGGCTCTTTGGTGCCGATCAGCAACAGCAGCAATTTACCAATCGGTTGGGTCTTGCTGGTGGTTTGGCCGATTACGGTCAAAACGCTGCACGGAGTCTCGGTAGTATGGCGAGTAATTATGGTAATAGTATGGCCGGTCTTTACGGTCAACAGGGTGATATTGGTGCAGCAGCGGCCAAGGGTAGGGCTCAGAATTTCTCTCAGACTCTTGGTGGTATGGCTAACAGTGGAATGGACGCAATATTAATGTCACAAATGGGCGAATAAGGAGATATCATGCCAGTTTATAACGCAGACACAAGTCTATTAATGGGTTATCCGGCCCCTCAGCTTAATCCTGTACCAGAACGTATGGGCAAGATATTGACCTTGGCTGACATGATGGATAAGCGCAAGGCCTACCAGAAGCAGCAGGAAGCTGAGGAGATACTAAGGTCACAGGCACAGAAGCAGATTGAGGCACGTAATGCCCCTCTTCCTCCTGAGCCGGTCCAGCCCGAGAGATTAACCGTGGATCCTAATGAGATATATGGTCAGGTCTCAAAGACCAATATTATCAGACCTGGTGTGTATAAGGCCGGTGCGTTTGGGACGGTGAAGGATACATCTCCTATTGCACCTGACTTACCTGAACAGCAGCAACAGCTCTCCGACTCTATTAAGAGTAAATACGGTGTTGATATCACTCCGGAGACTATAGCTCAAGTACAGGGTAATGCTTATTCGGAAGATCCGTATAAGACAGTATATGGTGATTATGGTACTGTGACAGAGCCAAACGAGGGTATGACAGAGCCTATGCCGCAGGATCAGTTTGGTCAGTTACCTCAGTTTCAGACTGAGCCGGGCCAACCAATATTACCTACAGCAGAGAGTTCTATGGGTATGGAGTC